AATTTAAATATATGGTATATTAAAAAGGGGATAAAAAGGTAGGGTGTTTATATGATTGTAGAAAGTTGGACATTCGAAGAAATAGTTAAAAATATAAAGGCGGTAAAACTTCAATATGAAGATGTTTTATCGTCTTTTTCTATATGGGAAACAAAAGAAAAAACAAATTATAAAAGAGAGGTGAGAGATAGCATATATAGTTTAAATATGGAAGAATATAAAAAAGATAGATTATGGGAATATATGAATGATTGCCTAGATTTTATAGTATTAAAACAAATATATGAAAGGAATAACAATGGAAAAAGAACTAAAAAATAAATTAAAATATCTAATTAATAAAAAGAAGGATCTAAATGCAATATGCCAAGAACTAGAATTAGAAGATTATGAAATAAGAGGGTTAATTGAATTATTAAAAGAAGATGGAGAACTTGTTGAATATGTAGATGGTAAAATAATTAAATTTAAAAAGCCATTAGAAACAGATGAAATATATCAAGTGCCAATTATAAAACAAAGATTAAAATTATTATTTATATCAGACACGCATTTGGCTTGCAAACACGATAGAATTGATATATTAAAGTATTTATATAAAAAAGCAGAAGAAAAAGGTGTAGATGCAATATTACATTGTGGTGATATATTAGATGGTATGTACACAAATAGACCTCAACAAGTATATGAATTAAGATGTCATGGGTTTGATGAACATTTAGATTATGTGGTAAAAAAATATCCTAAAAGCAGTATAAAGACATATTTCATAGGTGGGAATCATTTAGATACTTATGTTAGAAATGGTGGAAGTGATATGGGAAGGGCAATATCTAGGGAAAGAGATGATTTGATATATATTAACCCAGATACAGCTAAAATAAAGTTTGGCAATTTAGGAATATTAATGCACCACGGTTCTGGGGGAAAACCATATTCACTTTCCTACAAATTACAACGTTATGCTGAAACGGTTGATGATAAAGATATTCAAATAATAATGCAAGGACATTTTCATAATTCTATGTATATGTATTATATGGGAAAACATTGTTTTCAGGTTGGAGCATTGGTTGATGAAAACAATTGGAGCAGGTCGTTAGGATTAAAAAATGAGAAAAGTTGCTATTGGGTAGATATAGAATGCGATGAAAAAGGCAGACCTGTAACAATAACTCCTACTCTAGAAACATTTAACAATAAAAAAAAAGTAATTAGGAGGTAAATATGATTGAAATAGGATTGATAGGTGTAATGATAATATTAATTATTTGCTACATAAGAAGTGGACAAAAATAAAAAAGTATGGTATATTATATATGAACCACCTGAGATATGAATGTAAGTAGGGTGGTGGTTGGCATTATTTTAAGTGAAACCGGAGTAGGTTATGATGCGTTGATGGTTTCTAATACTAGTTTTTAATTTATTGCTAACATTTACGAGTATGCTAATATTTGGGCATTAGGACATAAGAAAACTATCGAAAGGTAGTTTTTTTATTGCATTTTTGACACTAAATACAAACAATGATATACTTTATAAGAGGTGAGGTACATGGCAGGAAGACCTAAAATACAGATCGATTATGACGCTGTAAGGAAATTATCCAATATACAATGTACTCAGGAAGAGATTGCAAGTTTTTTGGGAATATCAGTTAGAACATTGCAAAGAGATGAGGAATTTTGTCGTGTTTATAAAATAGGGCAAGATAATGGCAAAATGAGTTTAAGGAGAATGCAATGGAAATTAGCAGAAAAAAATCCTTCAATGGCAATATGGCTTGGCAAACAACATTTGGGTCAAAAAGATAATATTGATGTAAACGGAGAACAAACAACAAGAGTAACAATAGTAAATTCTTTACCAAAGGACGAGGATAATGAATAACACAATAGATCTAAGAAATATTGTAGCATCACATTTTTGGAAAGAATTTAATAGTAAGAAACCACATCAAATATATGCAGGTGGTAGAGCAAGTACAAAGACAAGTATGTTAGCATTAAAGATATGCGAGTTTAATTTAGAATATGAGGATTGTAATGCTATTATAATTAAGCGATACCAAAACACAATAAGAAATAGTGTATTTAAAGAGGTTAAAAGGGCATTAAAGAGACTTGGATTAAACGAAGGTATAGATTATAAGGCAACAGTTAGTCCGTTTCAAATACACCTTTATAAGACAAATAATGACATATATTTCGCAGGCGGAGATGACTATGAAAAGGTTAAGGGATTTATTGATGAAGATGCTCCAATTAAAATGGTATGGTTTGAAGAATTAACAGAGTTTGATGAACCTGACCAAATAGACCAGATAATAGCAACGTTTTCAAGAGGTAATGATGATTGGTTTGTAACTATGTATTCATATAATCCACCAAAGAACAGATTTAATTGGGTAAATTTATGGGCTGATACAATGAAGCAAAGAGATGATGTATTATATAGCCATACAGATTATAGAACAGTACCTCAACAATGGCTGGGTCAGAAGTTTATTGAAGAAGCAGAAAGATTACAAAAATATGATGAGAAACGATATAGATGGATATATCTTGGCGAAGTAATAGGTATAGAGGGGTTAATATATAATCCTGATTTATTTATTATAGAGAAGCCTGATTATATAGAAAAACACGGTTTAAGAATATTGTATGTAGATTTTTCAGTAGACTGTGGACACCAAACAAGTGCAACAAGTTGCGGTGCTTATGGGTATGCTACTGATGGCAGGTGGTATAGGTTAGATACTTATTATTATTCACCACACGAAAAATCAAGAAAGAAAGCTCCTAGTGAATTAGCACAAGATTTATTTAATTTTAGAACTGTTATATGTAAGAAATATCAAACGATAGTAGATACTGAAACAATAGATAGTGCTGAAGGAGCATTAAGAAACCAATATTTTGCAATGTTTGGTATAGATTTAGACCCAGTAAACAAAGGGAAAAATAAGGAAGAATTAATAGAATATTCGCAAGATTTTATGGATTTAGGAAAGTATGTTATACTAGATACGCCAAATAATTGGATACATATAAAAGAATTAAAAAACTATATGTGGAAAAAAGATAGTGTAGAAAAAGGGAAACCAGAGCCTGATAAAGAAGAAAAAGAACTAACAGGAGAAACTTATTATAATACATATACAAATGATTATTCTTATTATTATGCAGAACATAGTTGCGATGATTTTCAATATTGGGTTAAAAATAATTTGCAAAAATTAGGATTGGAGTTTTAAGGAGGAAATATGACAATATACGAGGATTTAAAAACACAATTAAACAAAAAGGGTGTGAATTTAATAAATGTTGATTACTATGAACTTATTGATGTATGGAAAAGTTGGTATAAGGGAGTAGTAGATGACTTTCATTTTTATAATGTTAAAATAGCAGATGGAAGCGAAGTACAGTGTGAAAAGAAAACAATGTCAATGGCAAAAAAAGCATCAGAAGATATGATGAAGTTAAATTGGAGCAATAAATGTGACATTAAATTAGGAACTGATGAAAAAACCAAAAGATTATGGGATATATTAGATAGCAAACAAAACAATTTTACAATAATGTTTCCTCAAATGTTAGAGATAGCATTTGCATTAGGGACAACTGTAATGGTTGAATATAAAGATATATTAGGTAGAACTAGAATTGAGTATATTAATGACCCATCAAGTATAATACCTTATGCTTATGATAATTTTAATATAACAGGGTTTGTAGAGTTTAACCAATGGCAAGAAGAAGAAAGAAATAAAATAGTATATTATACACATTTGATTTATCATGAGTTTAAAGCAGAAAAAAACGAAAATGGTGAAATGATACAAGTATATAGGAAACTTAACGAACTATATAAATCAAAAGACCCTAATCAATTAGGAAAAGAAATAGATTTTAATAGTATGTTCCCTGATGTAGAGGAAATGGTAGAATATATAACTGATACACCACATTTTCAAATAATAAAACCACCTATTGTTAATAATGTAGATATATCAACACCAATGGGAATAAGTATATATGCAAATAGCATTGATAAATTAAAGGCAATAGATAACAAATATGATAGTTTTGATTGTGAATTTATTGATGGTAAAAGAAGAATATTGGTAGATAAAACTGCTTTAAAAAGTGCGCCACAAGTTGATGAAGATGGCAATATAACATCACAATTATATTTTGATAGAAACGATAGAACTTATGTTGCTATGAACGGTATGAAAGACCAACCTGTAAAGGACATTAGTTTTGATTTAAGATACCAAGAACATATAGATAGTATTAATGCAGAACTTAATTGGTATTCAAGTGCATTAGGATTTGGTGAGGAGTTTTATAAGTTTGATGGTGGTGGACAAGCAACTGCTACTGAAATAATAAGCCAAAATGATGATGCATTTAGAACTAAACAAGTATATGAAACAGTTGTTAAAGATGTTATTATAGATTTAGTAAAAGCAATATGTTTCTTAGAAAATATAGAACTATCTGAAAATGAAATTGAAATTACTATGGACTATTCAAGATTTGAAAATCAAACAGCAACACAGGCAAGACTAGAAAGAGAAGTAGCAAGAGGTATAACTAGTAAAGTTGAATATCGTATGAAAGTATATGGAGAAACAGAAGAAATCGCAAGACAAAAAATAGCAGAAATTAAAGAAAATGACCCAACAATAGAGGATATATTAGGAAATAATGAATAAAAGGTGATAATATGCCTGATAATGACAAATTAGATATATTATTAGAAAAGTTTTATAATAGATTTAACAAATACAATACAAAAGTTCTTAAAAAAATGGGTGAAACAATAAAACAATTTGATAAATTAACACCCTCGCAAGCACATATATTGGCACAAGAACTAAAATATGGCAATGATATTGATGAATTATTAGAAGAATTAACAAAATTAAGTGAAAAATCTATGAATGAGGTACAAATTGTGTTAGACAAGGTTGCAGAAGAAAATGTTGATTTTGCTGAAACTTGTTATAAAGCAAAAAACAAAGAATTTATCAAATATAAAGACAATATACAATTAAAAAGATATGTTGAAAGCGTGGCAAAAGAAACAGATGAATTGTTTAAAAATCTTTCTAATGCAAGAAATATAGGTTTTACTTATAAAAATGCAAAAGGCAAAACAATATTCAAACCAATAAAAAGAATATATAATGAATTAATTGATGAGGCAGTATATAATGTTTCAATTGGTGTTCAAGATTATCAAAGTGCTATGAGAAATGCAATTAAAAGTTTGGCTGATAGTGGTGTAAAAATACATGAAGATAAAATTGCTTATACAGGTGGGTATAGTAGAAGAATAGACAGTAGCGTTAAAATGAATATATTAACAGGTGTTAGACAGGTTAATATAGGAGTTCAAGAAATTGTAGGGCAAGAAATAGGTGCTGATGGTGTAGAAATATCTGCTCACTATCCTTGTGCGGAAGATCATTTGTTTATAAACGGAAGGCAATTTAGCAACAAAGAGTTTGAAAGAATAAACGCTTATTTAGATAGACCTGTTGGAGAATACAATTGTAGGCATTTTGTTTTTAGTATTGTATTGGGAGTAACACAACCTAATTATACAGATAAGCAATTAAAACACATGGAGAAAGAAAGTATTAAAATTGTTGAATATGATGGAAACAAATATACCAAATATGAAGCAACACAAGTGCAAAGGAAATTAGAAACAGAAATAAGAAAACAAAAAGATAGACAAATAATAGCAAAAGCAAGTAACGATATGGAAGAAGTGCAGAAAGCACAAGAAAAAATAACACAATTAATAAACAAATATAATGATTTTAGTAAAAGCGTTGAATTAGACACATATAAAGAGAATTTGACAGTAAGTGGTTATAAAAGAATGAAAGTAAGAGGATAATATGTTAGATGAAATGATGGTTGAAATTATTAAAGATGATAATTTATCAAAAATATATAAAGCAATACAATTATTAGATAGTGTAGATGAAGAATATAACGTAAAACTATCAAAATTAAGATTAGAAAAATTGTTGCTGTTAAGTATTGGATATAAAAAAGATTATTATACTCGTGAATATAAAAAAATAGATAATAACAAATTTTACAAATAATTAAAATTGTGCTATAATTTAGTTGCAGAAAGAGGGCATGGTTATGGAATTAGCAGTAGTAATAAGCATTGTATCATGTGTGGTTGCAGTAAGCAGTTTTGTATTATCAAGAAAAGATAAAGCAATAAAAGACACTAAGGACAATGCCCAAGAACATACAAATCAGGAATTAATAGATTATAGACTAACCCAAGTTGAAAAGAAACTTGATAAAATATTAGATATTTTAGATAATTATGATGAGGCTATAAACGAAAGAGTAAACAAAGCAATGGAAACTCACATTAAACTTTATCATAATGTAGGTGGAAAGTAATGAATTTAAGGGATGAAGTAGTAGAGATGAAAAAAGAAGTAAAAGCAGTAAAAGAACAAAGTTTAATGATGGATATATTGGCAGATTATAAGAAAGCCAACAAAAGAATGTTCACAATAATAATAATAATTTTAGGAATGTGGTTTATAACAACAGGATATTTGGTATATATTCTTAATGATATAGGATATGAAGAAACAACAACAGAAACTGAAACTTATGACATAGAACAAGATTCAGGTGACAATGGTAACAATAACTTTATTAATGGAAATGGTAATGAGGTAAATAATGGCTAAGCAAAGAATAAAATATACGAAAACAAAAACAACAATTAGAAGAAAATATAGAAAATCTAAAAGAAAGTGATTTTATGTCGTTTTTTGAATTTACCAAAACTGATTATGATTATATTGTTAATGAATGTATGCTAGATGATGAATATAAAAAATTGCTAGAATATAAAATAAAAGGATACAGCAGGGTTAAGATTGCTATGGAATTAAATGTAACTGAATATACAGTAGATAAAATGATACAAAAATTAAAGAAAAAAATTACGAAAATATTATAAGAACTTTACAAAACAAAGTTCTTTTTTTGTGGTTAAATGTAGGTGTAACAGAGATAAAGTCTGCTGTTGCAGGAAGGAGTATGCTACTTATTAGAATTGTTTAAAACACAGTTTGAGAAGTTATAAATGCATCTCCTTTTTTCTATTATAGGAGGAAATTATGTATAACAATCCATATATGAATTATAATCCAAGTATTAATCAACAAACATTTGGAGAAAGAATTGATAATCAAATAGCACAGTTGCAACAAATGAAAGAACAAATGAAGAATAATCAGCCATCTCAAATTAATCAAACATTTCAATTAGCACCCACTCATCAAGGTGGCATGAGATATGCAAATACTATTGATGATGTAAACAAAGAAGTAGTTTATGCAGATACACCGTTTTTTAGTAAAGATATGTCGGTGCTATGGATTAAGAATAACAAGAATGAAATAAAAACTTATGAATTAAATGAGATATTGCCATTAGATAGTAAAGATGTGCAAATACAATACTTGCAATCACAAATAGAAGAGTTGAAAGGAATGATTAAAAATGATGCAAATGTTACAAATGATGTTACAGAACAAAGTTCAACAGATACCTCAAAACTTGATGAATCAGATGGAACAGCAACTAAAAAGAACAAATCCACAAGCATTCAAAAAGTATCAGGAAGCAAGAAAGAATAATAACCCTAATGATTTATTAAATGAAACAGTAAGTGGATTTAATCCTCAACAGAAACAACAATGGGAAAGTATAATGGGGATGATTAATAATGGTATTAACTCAAAATAGAGTTGATATAAAAATATAAAGAAAGGAGAAGTACAATGAACGGAGGAATACAACCAACTGTAGAATTGGCTACAAATAATGGAAACAATGGTTTTGCATATCCATACCCTGTTTATCCTATGATGGGTGGAAATGGTGGTTTTGGTTATGGTAGTGATTGGATTTGGGTGATTTTGTTATTGGCTCTATTCGGAGGAAACTGGGGCGGAAATGGTAACGGTGGATTCTTTGGTAATAATGCTTTTGATAATGGTTATGCATGGTTAAGCAATGGACAAAAAGAAATAATGGCAAACACTAACCAAGGATTTGATACATTACATCTAAGCAACCAAATTGAAGGTGTAAGAGATGGAATTTATGGTCTATCTAACCAATTATGCAACTGCTGTGCAGACATGCAACAAACAGTAAGCAACGGATTCTTCAATGCTGAAATATCTGCTAACAACAGACAAATGGCTGATATGAACCAAAATTTTGCATTAAGTCAACAATTATCAACTGCAAGTGCTGACAACAGATTAGGTATAGCAAATCTAAATAGTACTATATTAAGTGAAAATTGTGCTGATAGGGCTGCATTGGCTGATGGATTAAAAGATGTATTAATTAATCAAACTGCTAATACACAAAGAATTTTAGACCAATTATGCAATGATAAGATTGATGCTAAGAATGAAAAAATTGCAGACTTAGAAAGACAATTATCAATGAAAGACCTACAGGCTTCACAGATAGCACAAAATTCATTTATTGCTCAAGGTTTTGCAAATGAAGTAGACCAATTATACAACAGATTAAACACTTGTCCAGTACCTACTACACCAGTATATGGTAGAACACCTATATTTACATGCAATAACAATGGTTGTGGATGTGGATTTAGTACAACAAGTCAATTTATTTAATAGCATAGAGTAGAATACTACATACTCGAATACGAGAACTTGCTAAATTTAGAGAATAGGCACAGTTCTATTCTCGTTTTTTTATGAAAGGAGATAGATAAAATGATTGAAACAATAATAAATGAACCTCTTGCTTTACCAAGTAATGCTAGTCCAATAGTTTTTGATGAAACAGATATAAGGACAAGATGTGCTTCTTGCTGTGGGTGGTTAGATTATCAAAATGGTAATCCTAATTTTAAGATATTTGGAAATGGTTATACAGGATATTATGATGTAGAGTTTAGTGCTTCTGTAAGCACAGCAACTCCAGGAGTTGTTGCAGTAGCATTATTTCAGGATGGTGTCATGATTCCTGACACAGTTCGTGCTGTAACTATTGCTGCTGCAGATGATTATGAAACAATTTCATTTGATAAAAAATTAAGAGTATGTCCTCGTGGAACTACTAATTTGTCAGTACAAAGTGTTAGTTCAGTACCAACACCAACAACGCCTACAACACCAATAGCAACTACACAGGCAATTATAACTAATGCTACATTTAGTATATCAAGATTAAATAAGTAATGAAGAATAATACAATAGATACAATTTCATTGATTTTACAGGCGTTAAGTTTGGAAATATTGTTTAAAGATTATAATAATAGTGATTTAATGCAAGAGTTACAAACACAAGATGAAAAGTATTTAAAAAAAATAATAGAACAAAATGAAGAAATAATAAAAATCCTTAAAGAAAGGAAGTGATATTTTGGAAGAAAAATTATCAAAAAAAGCAGAAGAAAATATAAATAAAATATTAGAAGAAGGTATAACAACAAACAATTTAGACCATCTTTACAAGTTAGTTGATATATACAAAGATGCAAAGGAGGTAGAAAGTATGAATTACGGAAATTACGGAAACTATGGAAACTATGGAAATTATGGAGCCAGAAGACCTGGATATGACAGTTATGGTCGTTATTATGGAGAATATGGAAGAGATGAATATGGTAGGCGTGGATATGATATGAAATATCGTGGAGATGACTACACAGACAGAATATCAGGTGAATATCATCGCTATATGGAATCTAGAGATAGATATGGTGCAGGAGAAGAATCTGATAAAGCATTTCATTTCATGGCAAAGGCATTAGGAGAATATTTAGATTTCTTGCATGAAGAAGCAGATACACCACAAAAGAAACAAATGCTTAATGAAACATTACAAAGAAGTATGAGATAATGTATAAATTTTATAATGCAAATGCATTAAATAAATATGAAGATGATTGTGTTATAAGGGCAATATCGTGTGCAACTGGCAAATCATGGGATTATGTATATGATTATTTAAGCGATATAGCACAATATGAAGGTACTTTATTAGACAAAAGAGATTTTGTAAGGAATTATTTAGATAGAACTTATAAAAGATTGTCAAAAATGTATGGAACAGTAGGTGAAATATCTGCAATGTTCCCTAATAGTATTTTATTAATAACAATGCCAGGGCATATTGTTTGTTCTAAAAATGGTATTGTATATGACACATTTGATTGTAGAGACAGACAAGTTGAAGATGTATGGTTAGTTAAATAAGGACATAATTTGTCCTTTTTATTATGATATGATATAATTAAATCGGTGGTGCTATGAAGATTGCTGTTGATAAAAATAGTCTTGGTGTAGTAAATAAAAACAATGAATATATATATTTGTTTGATGATGAAAAATATGAAGATTTAATTAATCTTAATTTGCATTGTGTTAAATATGATAAATGTGATTATGTAGATATTAATTTAACTGATTATAATATAGATTGTATGAAAAAAGCAAAAATAGAAGACGAGAATTGGGATAAATTGCCACCAAGAATAGATTATAAAATAGGAATAATAGTACCTAATTATAATTATGAACATACAATAGAAAAGTGTTTAAATAGTATAGCAGAACAAACATATAAGAATTATGAAGTTATATTTGTTGATGATATGAGTACAGATAATTCAGTAAATATTGCTTATAAGTTTGTAGATAAATTAACAAACATTAAAATAATACAGTTGTTACAAAAAAGATATAATGGTGGTGCAAGAAATGAAGCATATTTATATTTAAGTGATGATGTTGATTATATATGGTATGTAGATAGTGATGATTGGTTAGAAGATGATAGGGTTTTAGAAAGAATAAATATGAAGTTGCAAAATAGACCTGATGTATTGTTTGTTGCTATGAACCAATATAGAGGTGGAAGAAAGTCACTTGCATTTATACCAACATATAAAGATAAATATGAAGCAATGCAGGGTTGGAGTGGAAGTTGTGGTAAAGTAATAAAGAAAGAACTAGCAACTAAACAAGAATGCTTATATAATGAGGGTACTTTAAAAGAAGACAGAAACCAGCACTATAAAATATGTATAAATATGAAATCATTTGATATATTAAAAGTACCTGTTTATGTATGGAATAGAGATAATACTAAATCAGTAACAACAATAAGGGAGAAGGTGAATTGGGGAACAAGTACAATAAGGCATTGGGCTGATACTATGCAATTATATTTAACATATAAAGGACAAGATCCAAGATTAGATGCCATATTAGAGGAAAGAGTAGAAAAAACAAAAGATGAAGCAATAAACAATGGTGATAAGCAATATTAGGAGGAAAAATGAAATATATTATTTTATCAGATGCAGATAATGTAGAAGATTTTGAAATACCAAGACAACTATTAGAAATTAACGGAGAAAGTTTAATTGCTAGAACAGTGCGATTATTAAAAGAAAATGGTATTAAAGAAATATTAATAACTTCACATGATAAAAGATTTGATAATTTAGGAGCAAAAAGATACGAACCTAAATTTAATGGTTATAGACCAAGAGAAAGGAAAGGATATTGGGTGGAGGCATTCCCAATAGAATTGTTAGATAAACCTGTAACATTTTTATTAGGTGATGTTTATTATAGCGAAGAAGCAATAAAAACTATTGTAGAAAGTAATACTGAATCAATATTATATTTTTGCAGTTATAAAAATACAGATGAAAGATATATAAAACACCATGACGAACCTTTTGGATTTAAAGTTGTAGATTGCGATAAATTTAAAGAACATATACAAAAAATGAAAGATTATAAAGACAGTGGGAATGCACCAAGAGAACCTATTGCATGGGAACTTTATAGAAGTATAAATGACATACCTTTAAGAACTCACACAATAACAGATAATTGTATTATTATAAATGATGAAACTTGTGATGTTGATACACCACAAAATATAACATCATTAAGGATTAAGTTAGGAGGATATAAAATGGTAAAAGTAAAAGCAATTCAAAATTTTACATTAAGCAAATTTAATGAAATTAAAAATCTAGTAAGAAATAATACTGCATACAATGAAGATGGGCATATATATACAGGAGATGTATTTGAATGTGATAGAAAAATGTCTGATTATTTAATGGGAGATAATAGATTAAAAGCAGTTGTTGTTGAAATATTAGAAATAATACCTGAAGAAAAAAAAGAAGAGCCTAAAATTGAATTGCCTAAATTTGCAAAAGAAGTACCAATTAAAAAAGTAACTAAACCAAAAACCATTAAAAAGAAAACAAGTAAAAAATAGACTTGTTTTTTTTAATTTTGACAAATAAACGAAATATGATATAATTTATATGAAAGTTCGCAAGAACTATAATATGCTGAACTTGTAAGCAAAAATGCAAGGGTTATACTCCAACTTAAAAGAGTATAAAGAAAGGGATTAAATGGAAAACGAGAACGTTCTAAATGAAAGTGAAAACTTAACACACGCAGAAGGTAAATATGCTAACTTTGCTGAAAATGTAGATACTCAAACTACAAAAGAAAATGAGGGTGCTTTTAAGGTGTTTAAAACAAAAGAAGAATATGATGTTGCATTTAATAAAATGAAAGCATCAATTTTACCACCTAAAGAAG